CCCTGTTTTTCGCACCCTAGTGTTGCGTGTTGAGCAATGCGCGGTGTATGGTTTGTGACGTGAACGAATCGCCCTGCCACCCCGGCCGCCCCGTCTACGCCGCCATCACAACCAACGGCCGCACCGAGCACCTTTGCGCCGTCTGCTTCCACACCGACATGGCCGAACACCACGACCCCGCCGCACCCCACACCCCCGGCATTACCATCACGTGGACCATCGCCGCCGCCACCGCCCACGGCAACGGGTCCCTCACCCTAGAAGGACGCTGACCCCATGCGACACCCCCGCCGTGTCCTCGCCGCCATGCTCACCGCCACTGTCTTCACCGCCCTCGTCCTCACCAGCACCCTGTCCGCGATCATCGCCGGCCGCTGGGGCGAAGCCGCTGGCGACATCGTGTCCGCCGTGTTCTACGGCCTCCTGTTCGGCGCGATCATCCGGATCCTCCGCACCGCCTCCGCACCCCGCCACCACGACGACGAGGACTGAACTGATCATGTTGAACTACTTCACCACCGGCTTCACCACCGGCTTCCCCACCTGGTTCGACGTCCTCGACATGTGGGACGACGGCGACGGGACCATCACCATCACCCGCGACGGCACCCCCTGGGCCACCCTCGCCGCCCCACAGTCCCTGGGGTACAAGGACGTCGCGTGGGCCGCCACCGCCCTGGACACCCAGTGGGAGTGGCTCCGCGGCACCCTGGACCGCTGACCCTGCTACCATGAGCCCCGCGGTGCCGGCCCCTACTCGGGGAACCACCGGCACTTGCCTCTCACGGCCCCCACACCCCACCCGGTGCGGGGGCCGTTCTCTTCCCCCCACCACACCCCACACCCCGACCCCCCGGAGGCACCCCGTGCACAACCACCCCGCCCACGCCGCCGCCATCACCCGCGCCGAACGCGCCGCCGACGCAATCGCCCTGGGCACCGTCACCGCCGCCACCACGGTCGGAGCGATCGCCGCCGCCGTCACCCTCCACGCCGCATCCCAGGACGCCGTCGCCGGCCTCGTTGCGGTCCTCGCGGGCGCGTCGGTGGTCCGGGTCGGTGACCGGATCGTGCGGCAGATCACGGACGAAGCGGCCCTCGTCGACATGCTCCTTGACCTTGGCGGGGACGACGAACCCCCGGTGGGCTGACCCCGCGTCTATGGGCACGACGATCACCATTGAAGCCCCCCATGGCTGTGGGCGTGGCTTCACCCGGCCCCCACGGCTGCAACCGTGGGGGCCTTTCCACGCCCGAACCCGGACGGCCCCTAGGCCCAAACCGGCCCGCCGCGTAGGCTGATGATCGTGCCCACAACCGACCGCGCCCACCCGGCACCAGGGGACACGAACCCGTCCCCCACCGCCGACCCGGCAGACACCTACCCCTACCTCCTCCGCATCGAAGCCGCCCGGGCCCTCGCAATCTCCCGGACCGCCCTCGCCGCCCGCGCCGCATGGGCCCGACTCAACCCCGGCACCGTCCAACCCCCGTCCCCCGCGGCCCCCGACCACGACACGGCATGGCTCACCCTCGCCACCCGCCACGGCGCCCGACTCCACGTCCGCGACGCCCGCCGCCCTGCACCCGGGGCACGCGACGCCGCCCGCTGGCTGTACGGCCACTCCGCCGCCATCACGGGCACCCACCACGACCTCCTCACCGCCGCCACCGAAACGAACCGGCGGGTCCTCGGGGAAGTACCCGGCCGGTCCGGGCACGTCGTCGTCGGCACGTGCACCGCCCCCGGACACGGCCCCCTCCCCCTCCACGGCGACCCCGCCGCCCCCACCCAGACATGCCCCGTCTGCCACACCACCGTGCACACCACCGTCCTCCGCGCCCCCATGCTCGCCGGGTTCCTCGCCGCGGCCGCCACGATCCCCACCGCCGCCGCCATCCTGTCCGCGGTCTACCCCGAATCACCGATCCGCGCCCGCCGCGTCCTCGACTGTGCGAACGCCGGCCACTACGCCACCCCCACCCCCGGCCCCCGCGGGTCGGCGCGCACGTGGGCCGTCGCGAACGTCCTGGCCCACCACATGTGGCCCTGCCCCGAGACACGGCGCGTCGGCGGTGGACGGTGACCGTCCCCCCGCCCGGGCCGGGTGAAGGACAGGCCGCGGGGAAGTGCGGGCACTCCGGCGGGCGGAACAAGGTCGGCTACTGCCAGAACCCCGCCGGGTGGGGCACGGACCACGCCGGCTACGGCTACTGCAAGCGGCACGGGGGGACGGCCCCCAACATGACACGGCACGCGGCGCGGCTGTGGGCGGAGGACCTCATGGGTACGTACGGCGGGCCGATCCCGGTCCACCCCCTTCAAGCCCTGCTGGAAGAAGTGGCGCGGGCGAACGGGCATGTCCTGTGGCTCGGCCGGCAGATCGCGGACCTGTCCCCGGAGGCCCTGTCCTGGGCGCAGACACGGCACACGATCGGCATCGGCCCTCAGGGCGCCGTTGACCTGTCGGAGTGGTCGGGTGACCTAGCCCCCCTCATCCGCCTGTACTGGGGGGAGCGGGACCGGCTGGTGTCCGCGTCGAAGGCGGCCCTCGCCCTGGGGGCGGCTCGGGAAATGATCGCTCTGTGGGAGGGGCAGGCGGAGGCGCTCGCCGACGCGTTGGACCGTGCCGCGTCGGCCCTGGAAAACGCGCTGTCACCGATGCTGCCGGAGGGTTCGCTCCCCGCCGTGGAGGGGATCATTCGGGGTACGCTGGGTGAGGCGCTTGACCAGTTGGCCGCAAGCGAGACCAGCGGCTCGGTGACAGTGAGGGAGGTCACGGGACAGTGACCCATCGGGAGCATCACCCCGCCCCGGTTTACGGGTGCTTCGGGTGCAAGGTCCAGGGCATCGGCTATGACGGCGGCACGGTCACCCACACCACCCGGGACGAGCTGGGCAACGCCCGGACCGAGCACCGTTCGGGCCGGGTCGACGTGGCTGTTCGCCCGCAGAGTGTGACGACGATCGGAGGATCGAAATGGCAGTGACCGTGTCGGGGCTGTACCTCCCCACGTGGCTCGGCATCCTGAACGCGACCCAGCTCGCGGTGAACCTGGTCGGTGACACGGTGAACGTGGCCATGTTCAGCAACTCGGTGACTCCGAACTTTTCCACGGACACCGCGTACGGCGTGGCACCGTATAACGCGAACGAGGTGTCGGGTACCGGGTACACCGCGGGTGGTGCGGCTCTTGCGTCGAAGACCCTCACGGAGTCCCCCACCGGGACGATCATGTTCGATGCGGCGGACGTGGCTTGGTCGACGTCGACCATCACCAACGCCCGGTGCGCCCTGGTGTACGACAACACCCTCGCCGGGAAGAACGCGATCGCGCTCGTGAACTTCGGCGCGGACTACTCCACGACCGCCGGAACGTTCACGATCCAGTGGGCTACGTCGGGCATCTTCACCCTGGACGTCACTCCCTGACCGGGGGCCCCGTCCACACCGCCCGCTCTCCCGTTCGCGGGGTGCGGGCGGCGTGGCAGTGGCCGCCGTCGTCGCCCTAGACGTTCACCCGGGAAGGGGGGCCGCCCGTCGTGGCGCAGACGTACTCCGATGGTTTCGAGTCGGGCACCACCAGCGCGTGGCCGACCGCTACGAACGTGTCGGTCCTGACCGGTGCCGCTCACACGGGGACGTACGGGTGTCGGATCTCCCCGGCGTCGTCGTCGTCGACGATCGCCACGTCGACCAGCAAGTGGACCCAGGGGACGTACACGTGGGCGCGGGCGCGGGCGTGGATTCGGTTCAACACGTTGCCGACGTTGCCGGTGACGGCGGACACGTTCACGATTCAGAACGCCACCCAGGTGGACAACCTGGACTTTTTCACGAACACAACCGGACAGTTCCGGATTGACCTGAAGGGCGCCGACACCTTCCTGGACCTTCCCATCACGGTGAAGACCGGCCGGTGGTACGAGGTCCAGCTGATCGTGTTCTACGGGGCGACCCTCTACCAGGCGTACGTAAAGGTCAACAACTACACGTCGTCGGTCTTGACGTCCGTGTCGTCCGAGACATCGTCGACCGTCCGCTCCGTCCACTTCGGAACAACGTCGACCACGAAGACCTACCAGTTCGACGTCGACGACGTGAACGTGTTCGTCGACACGGCACAGCCCTCGTTCGACACCACGAACACGTTCACCCCGGAACTGGGCGTCGCCGCAACCGCGACCATCCCCACCCCCACCATCGGTGCGATCACGGCACAGCCCGCGGTCGTCCCCGCCGTCGCCGCCATCCCTACGCCCACCGTTGTCCTGCCTGCCACCGTCGCCGCCACGGAGGTCAAGGGCATCGCGACGGTGTGGCCGCCCGTCGTGGCCCTGTCCCGCACCGTCGCCCTCACGGAGATCAAGGGCATCGGGTCGGTCCCCCCGCCGACCATAGGGGCCGCGACCCCCGCCACCGTTCCCGCCGTCGCCGTCGCCGGCGTCGCCGCGGTCGGTGGGGTCGTCGTCGGAGCGGTCACCGCCCCACAGCCCGCAGCCGTGGCCGGTGTTGCCGCTCTGGGCGCGCCGACCGTCACGGGCACCGCCGCCACGACCCCTGCCGTCGTGGCCGGTGTTGCCGCCCTGGGCGCGGTGGCGTTCACGGGTACCGCGACCACTGCCCCTGCCGTCGTCGCCGGGGTCACCGTCGTCCCCGCGCCGACCGTCACCGCGTCCCGGACCGCCACGCTCACCCCCGCCGTCGTGGCCGGTGCCGCCGGGGTGGCCGGGCCGACCGTGACGAGCACCGGCACCGCATCCCCGGCCCCGGGCACGGTTGCCGCGGTCGCCGGCATCACGGGGCCTGTCATCACGGGGTACGCGACGACCACGCCCGCCGTCGTGGTCGGGGTTGCCGCCCTGGGCGTCGTCGTCGTGTCCGGCACGGCCCGTGCGACCCCGGCCACGGTCGCTGGGGTGGCCGTCGTCCCGGGGGATGTGGGGGTGTCGGGTGGCGTGTCGCCGACCCCGGCCCGTGTCGCCGCCGTGGCAGCGGTTCCGGCGCCCGTCGTGTCGGGTGTCGTCGCGCCGACCCCGGGGGTCGTGGCCGGTATCGGCGTGGTCCCGGCCCCCCAGGTGCGCACCCAGGTCACCATCGGCGCGGCACCGGTGGCGGTCCTCGCGTTGGTCCCGGACCCCACGGTCCGGGGGAACATCCCGGAAGTGATCGAGGCCATCCGGGTGGCGCCGACCATGTGGCGGGTTCGGCCGGTGGCCGGGCCCAGACTCTCAGGAGGAGCCGTGCAGCTGTCTGCCCTGTCGACGGAGTACCTCCGGTACGCGGTCCGGGCACAGGCGGATCCGACGGGGTCCGTGGTTCAGTTCGCGTTCGTGGGGGAGAAGGAAACCCCGGAGGCGGGCGATTGGGTGGCGGGGGTGTGGGCGCCGGGTGTCCTGCCGACGGGTGAGTGGGAGGCGCGTGTCCTGGTGGGGCCGCACGGGGTGACGACGCCGGCGCCGGGTACGTGGGTGGCGTGGATTCGGGTGACGGTGCCGCCGGAGGACGTGGTTCGGCCGTTGAACGCGGTGAACGTCGCGTGAGCATGGTGGCCCTGTCGGGGGGCGGGTCGGAGGTGGGGGCGTTCGGTCGTGCGCGTGCGCGGTGGGCGGCTCGGGTGGGTGTGGCGGAGTCGGCTCGGGAGCGGTGGGCGACGCCGGGTGCGCTCATGGCGGCGTTGGATCCGTCGACGGTGCAGACGGCGGCGTTGGATGTGATTGATCGGGAGTTGGTTCGGGCGATCACTACGCCGAACTCCAGGCTGATCATTAGTCTCCCGCCCCAGGAAGGAAAGTCGACCCGGGTGACAAAGGGGTTCAGCCTGTGGGCCCTGTGCCAGGATCCGGAGCGGCGGGTCAGCATCGTGTCCTACTCGGATGATCTCGCCCGAGACTTCGGCCGCGACATCCGCCGCATGATCACAGACAACCAGGGTCAGGATGACGGACTGGACCTGGGCCTCCGTCTGTCCCGAGACTCCGCCGCCGCGAACCAGTGGCGGCTCGAAGGACACCGGGGCGGCGTTCGTGCGGTCGGCATCGGCGGGTCCCTCACCGGCAAGTCCTCCGACCTGATGATCATCGACGACCCACTGAAAGACAAGATCCAAGCAGACTCCCCCACCTACCGCGAACGCGCCTGGTCGTTCTGGACCGCCGTCGCCGGCACCCGCCTGTCCCCCGGCGCCCCCGTCATCGTCGTCATGACCCGGTGGCACGAAGACGACCTAGCCGGGCGCCTCCTGAAAGCCCCCGACGCTCACCGGTGGCGCGTCGTCAACATCCCCGCCGTAGCCGACCACAATCCCTCCCTGGGCCAGACCGACCCCCTGGGCCGCGCCCCCGGCGAGTGGCTGGACTCCGCCCGCCGCCGAACCCTGAGCGAGTGGCAGGACATCCGCATCGCCGCCGGGACCCGGGTGTGGAACGCCCTCTACCAGGGCCGCCCCGCCCCGGAGGCCGGCGACGTATGGCAGCGGCAGTGGTGGCGCCGCTACCAGGAGGCCATGTGGACCGTGGACCCCACCACCGGCGCCTACCGGGTGGAGGGCTTCGACGAGGTCATCCAATCGTGGGACTGTGCGTTCAAGGCAACCCGGGACTCCGACTACGTCGTGGGACAGGTCTGGGGTCGGCGGGGCGCGAACGCCTACCTGCTCTGGCACTCCCAACGGCGTCTGTCGTTCACCGACACGGTGGCTGCCGTGACCGCATGCTCCCGGCAGTGGCCGCAAGCGACAGTCAAGCTGGTCGAAGACAAGGCCAACGGCACGGCAGTGATCGATACCCTGAAGTCGAAGATCCCGGGCATCGTCCCCGTCAACCCGACAGACTCGAAGTACGGCCGGGCCACCGCCGTCGCCCCGTTCCTTGAAGCGGGGAACGTGTGGCTGCCCGAGCCGGGGGTGGCCCTGTTCGACACGGAGTCGTTGGTCGAGGAAGCAGCGGCGTTCCCCAACGGCGCGCACGACGACCAGGTAGACGCAACATCACAGGCCCTGTCCCGGCTGCTCCTTCGGGTCGGTCCGGGCGCCGGGTACGTCCAGTGGCTGAAGTCGAGAGTCACGGCACAGCAGAAGGTGGGAGCCTGATCATGGTGGAGCGGCAGACCGACTCCGGGCTGGTCGTCGTCACGAAGGGTGCCGGCACGCCCCCGATCATCGAACAGACGATGGCCCGCACGGGCATGTCGCTGGGGCGGGCGTTCGGTCCTGGGCGGCCGATTGACCCTATGGCGGGGTACTCGCCGGATGCGAGGACCTGGGACTTCCAGACCGGGTACAACATCGTCACCCGCCCGCTCCGGGATTCGCGGGTGTCGTTCGATGTCCTGAAGGCCCTCATCGATTCGTACGATTTGGCGCGGATCGTGATCGGTCACCGGATTGACGACATCCGGTCCCTCGCGTGGTCCATCGTCCCGGACGAGGACGCGACGGAAGACGTCGACGGCGCCATCCGCAAGGCCCGCGCGTTCCTCGACTACCCGGGCGGCCCGGGGACCGTCCTCCCGTTCAACGCGTGGCTCGCGAAGTGGTTGGAGGACGTCCTCCGCTATGACGCGGGGTGCCTGTACCGGCGGCGGAACCGGCGCGGTGACGTGATCGGGCTGGACGTCGTGTCGGGTCGGATGATCGCGCCCCTGCTGGACTACCACGGCCGGACCCCTATGGCCCCGGCGCCGGCGTACGCCCAGTATGCGAACGGTGTGCCGTGGGGGTGGTTCACGACCGACGACATGATCTATGTGCCGTTCCGTCCTCAGCCGGATTCGCCGTACGGGTGGGCCCCGCTTGAGTCGGCGATCCTCACCGCAAACACGGACGTCCGCCACCAGATGTTCCTTCTCCAGTACTTCACGGAAGGAAACGTTCCCGAGGGGTTCGCAACCGCACCCGCGGACGCATCCGGCGCCAACCAGCTCGAAGAACTCCAGGAATACTGGGACGCGTTGGTCTACGGCGATCAGGCCGCCCGCCGACAGCTGAAGTGGGTCCCCGCCGGGACGACGTTCACGTGGTCCAAGGACTTCACGTTCAACGGCGATCTCGCGAAATGGATGACGCAGAAGGTCGCCGCCGCCTACCACTGCACCCTGAACGATCTCGGCTTCACCGACGACGTGAACCGGTCCACGGGCGAGACACAGGTCTCCGTCCAGTTCCGCACCGGCACACAGCCCCTCGCCCAGTACGTGCAGGGGATCATCACGTCCGTCCTGCAACGGGACCTCCGCCTGCCCGTCCGGTTCCAGTTCGACATGGGCCAGGAGAAGGAGGACCGCCTCCGACAGGCACAGGCCGATGAGATCCTCATCCGCTCCGGTGTCCTGTCCCCCGACGAACCCCGCGAGGAACTAGGCAAGCAGGTCGACCCGTCCCGCGTCGTCCCCCGGTTCATCATCGTCGGCAACCAGGCCGTGCCCCTGTCCACCCTCATCGATGCCGCCGGGTCCGTCGACGTCCAGACCGCCGCACCCGACGCCCCCCCGCCGGCCGTCGGCCCCTCGCCCACCGCGCCCCCGAACCCGGCCGGGCCCATCGCCACGACCCCGCTCCGTGACGCCCCCCACGACCCGGGCCTGCCCACGGCAACCCCCGTCGCGTCCGCCGCGAACCCGGTGGCCGTCGTCAAGCACGGGTCCGCCTACGCCCAGGTGCGGGTGTGGGCCGCCGACACGGGCCGTGTCATGGCCATGTCCGGGCGGGTGGTCGACACGACCGGCACCGAGGACGCCGGGATCACCGTGTGGGAGACGACAACCGGCACACCGTTCCCGCCCGCGGTGACCGTCGTCGACGGCGACACCCTCCACGCCCGGGTCCCCTCACAGACCACGATCACGGTGGAGGACGGTGCGCCCGTCGCGTGGGACGACCCCGGCGCCCAGGTCCCGCCCGCGGCCCTGCCCGCCCTGCCCGACGGGACGGTCGGCGACATGGCCCGGTGGCGGACCGCCGCCCGGGCCCGTGTCCGCAAGGGCCTGCCCGTCCGTGCGTTCGTGTCCGACATCATCCCCGGCCCCGTCCACGGCGCGGTGTGGGACGCCCTCGCCGGCGCGGAGGACCGGGGCACGGTCGACGCCGCGTTCACCCGGGTCGTGAAGGGGACGGTGGTGCCGGGAAAAGGCCGTGGCGTGACCGGGGGACCGGCCAGCCGGTGAGCGCCTACGACATGCGCCTCGTCGACCACTACGCGCCCCTCGTCGAAGCGGCGTTGGACCGGGTGTGGTCCGACCGGGCGTTGCGGGACGCGGCGCTGACGGGGTCGGTGGTCGCCCTGGGCGACGGGTTCACGGGTGACGTGGCCCGGGTCCTTGCCGACATGGCGGCGGAGTCGTGGGAAGTGGGCCGGCACTGCGCCCGGCTACAGCTTGACGCGGCCCCCGGCGGCGGCGCGCCGGTGGTGAAGGGGTTCGGTCCTCGTCGGAAGGCGGGGGCGGCGATGCCCGACGCGGCCCGTGGGGGGATCGGGATCGATTGGGACGCGTGGCGGCCCGGGGACCTGTCGGCGGCCCGTGTGGTGCGCCGTGGGGGGCTCGGGGCGTTGCTGTCCGGGCAGGGGGTGACGATCCGGGGGATCCGTGACGCTCTGCTGGACAGCATGGGCCGGGTCCTCGCGCGGGCCCTGGACGTGGGCGCGTCGGTCGACGATGTCGCGAAGGAGCTCCGTGCGGTGTTCACGCCCGCGCGGGCGGAGATGATCGCGCACACGGAGATCGCCCGGGCGCAGACGGCGGGGACGTTGGAGGAGTACGCGGAGGACGACGTCGACGAATGGGAGTGGGACCCGGTCGACGAGGCGTGCCCGGAGTGTGTGGCGGCGGCGAAGGGCGGCCCGTACCCGGTTGCGGGCGGGCCGGGGGTCCCGATGATCCCCCTGCACCCTCGTTGCCGGTGTGCCGCGTTGCCTGTCCTCCCGGAGTGGGATGAGGCGCTGGGGTGAAAGGAGTGCACGTGGTGATGCTGGTGGTACCGTCCACAACAGGGGAGGGATCATGCTGCTAGTGGCGAGTGACGTGGCGGACGCTATCCGAGCCTCGTACCGGCCGGGCCCTGCCCCCGTCGTGAAGTCCGCCCCCCAGCGGTACACGCTGGGACTCGCGTACCCGGCCGGGTCACTGGACGGCCACGGGGAGTTTATGTCCGCGGCGACGCTGGAGAAGACGGCGTGGGCGTACCTGGACGGCGGATCCCAGGTTGGCTTGTACCACTCGGATCGGCCGGAGGTCCTGGGCCACGGGCGGGTCGTGGAGTCCTACATCTACCGGGGCCCCGACTGGAGTGTGTCCGACGCGTCGGGCGGGACCCAGGTGGTGTGCGCCGGCGATTGGCTGCTGGGCGCGGTGTGGGACGAGCAGGCGTGGCCGTTGGTCCAGCGGTTCGGATGGTCGATTGACGGGGTCGGTTACCGCCGCCCCGCGGTACGCGAGGAGGTGGAGCGCAGTGACCGACACCGGCAGTGATGCGCGGGAGCTGGTCGACGTGGAAGTTCCACGGGTGGACGCGGTGGAGGACCCGGCGCACGGGCGGCCGTTCCTGGTGGTGAAGTCCAGGGGGGTGCCGTTCGCTATGCGGAAGATGGCGGGGGCGCCGATCGTGAACGGGAAGTACGACGCGGCGGCCCTTCGGGCGATGGGTGCGAAGGGGCACGCGTTCCGGAACGACGACGGGTCGTTCTCTTACCCGATCGGTGACACTGAGGATCTTTCGAACGCGATCCGTGCGGTTGGGCGTGGAAGTGCCCCGCACGATGCTCTGCGCCGTTACATCATGGGACGTGCCGATGATCTGGGCGCGAAGGGTAAGATCCCTGACAGCTGGTCGTCTACCGGTAAGGTGGAGAAGGAAATGGCTGACAGCACGCCCACCCCCTCCCCGGAGGTCCCGGATTCTGCCGGGGCGGTTGACCCGACTGTCGACGGCCACGCTCCCGACGCCGCCGCGATGATCCCCGGATCCCCCGCGTGGGAGGCCGAGGACGCGTCCCGCGGGGCCCTCGCCGCCGGCAAGCTCGCTTGGCTCCGGGGCGTCGTCGGCGCCCTGAAGGACAGGGAGGCCGCGGAGGGCGGGGAGGACCTGCTCGGCCACGTCCAGGACCTCGACTCCGTCGTCGCGGCCCTGGACTACGCCGTGGGTGTCATGGGGAAGTTCGCCGTCGACGAGGCCGCGGAGGGCGACGCCGTCGCCGCTGAAGCCGCCGTGGAAGTTGCGGACCCAGACATGCCCGGCCCCGTCGCGAAGTCCTCGGACGTGGAGGACGGGGTGCCGCCCGTTGCGGTCGCTGACTCCGACGCCCCGGCGCCGCCCCCGGCCGCTCCCGAGCCCCCCGCACCGGCGCCCGGCCCGGCCCCCGACTACGCGCCGCCGTCGACGCCCGGCCCGGTGGAGAAGGCCCGCCGCGGTTCGGTGTGCAAGGAGGACGCGGGCCCGATTCACGCGGCCATGTCGGTCCTTGCCGACCAGTGCGGGTGCCCGGCCTGCCACGGGTTCGGTGCGACGTCTGACGCTCTCGCGGGGCAGGCGGCGTACGGGGACACGGTGAAGTCGCCCGCGGGCCCGGAACTGGACGTGGTCGAAGCCGACATGGGCCCGGCCCCCGTGGAGGAGGCCGCGTCGCCGGCCGCCGCGGTCCCCGATCCCGTGGACGGGCAGAAGGCTTCGTCGCCCGACACGGACATGGAAGACACCCCCGACGTTGCCGTGGTCCGCAAGTCTGCCCCGGAGGTGGAGGCGGCCAGCACGGCGGCGATCGTGGAGGCGGTGGTGAAGGCGCTGGGGGGACAGTTCGATGTTCTCGCGCGTCGCATCACCGAGTTGGAGGAGGCGCCCCTTCCAGGGGGTCCGCTCCTGAACGGGCAGCGTCCCCCGGTGGACGCGGCCGAGCCCTCCGCTGACCCGTACACGACGATCCGCAAGGGCCTTGACGCCATCGGGGACCCGGATGCGCGGGCGCGTGCGGCGCAGGAGGTTTCGTTCGATGTCATGCGCGCGATCATGGCGCAGCGTGGCTGAGCTGGCTCACACACACGGATAGGAGAAAGGCGTCATGAGCGGTTACGAGGCCATCACGGCCGAGACCCTGGAAGAGATCAAGAAGGCTCAGACGAACGGTGTGACCTACGGGTCCAGCCTCGTCGGATACGACCTGTCCCAGGTTGTCAGCCTCATCCCTGTCAACACCCCGTTCTACGACCGGGTCCCGCGGCGGTCCGCGTCCCAGGGGTCGGCGTCGGCCTACTGGAAGGCCCTGCTGGACGTGACCAACGCCCAGCCGAACCCGTTCACCGGTGCTGACGGCGGTGGCAACTTCGTCCAGGTGTCGGAGCTCGACATTTCCGCGCCGTTCCGGCCGATCCGCGTGTCGGGGAAGGTCACCCGGGACGCGATCGCCTACGGCAACGGGTACGCGGACGCGAAGGCTATCGCGTCGACGCAGACGCTCATGCAGTGGCGGATCCTGGACAACAAGGCCCTGCTCGGTGGGCAGGCGTTCGCGCTTCCCACGATCGGTACTCCGACGCTGACCGCGTCCGCGACGGGTGGTGCTATCGCTCAGTCGACCGCGATCTACATGCGCGTCCAGGCCCGTTCGTCCTACAACTTCTACTGGGGTGGGGCGGGTGTCGCGGCCGCACAGGCCACCGTCACCACCGCCGCCGGCACGGCCACCAACTCCGTGACCGCCACTGTCCCCGCGGTCCGTGGCGCCGTCGCGTACGACTGGTTCGCGTCGGGCACTTCGGGCACGTGGTACTACGTGACCACGACCACGGTGAACAAGTACGTGTTCACCAGCATCCCCGTGGCCGCCGCGTCGTCGGTCCCGAACATCCCGGCCCTGTACCGGACCGTGCCGTCCGTGGTCACCGCCACCGATGGTTCGTTCGACGCGACCAACGCGTACAACGGCCTGATCGCGTCGCTGACCGGTTCGTACCTGAACTCCGGGCAGGGCCTCGCCACGTACGGTTCGGGTTCGACGACCGACTCCGGTTCGACGGTGACGTCCCTGGACGGTGCGACTCTCACCGGTTCCTCGCAGGGTGTCGCGGAGATCGACGCCATGCTCATGTCGATCTACAACAAGGTCCAGTGCTCGCCGACCGTGATGGTGATGTCGGCGCAGCAGGCCCAGGACATCGCGCTGAAGGTCCTCGGGACCAACGCGGCCGTCACCTACCTGACCGCGGGCGACCCGGGCCGGCGCGGGTACGACGCGGGCGCCACCGTGTCGGGGTACATCAACCGTGCGTCGGGCGGTGACCGGGTGGAGATCCTCGTCGACCCGCACTTCCCCACCGGGCAGATCGCGTTCCTGACCGAGCGGGTGCCTTTCCCGAACTCGAACATCGCCAACACGTTCGAGGCCCGCACCCTTCAGGACGTGACCCAGTTCGACTACGGCGCGTCCCTCTCCGTGGGCGCCAACGGCGGTCCGCGTATGGAGTGGGACACCAGCAGCATTGAGACGTTCGTCAACCGGGCCCCCGTCGCGTGTGGCCTGCTGACGAACGTGGCGGCCGGCTGATCCTGGCCCCAGGTTCCGCGCCCCCCACCGGTAGGGCACACCGGTGGGGGGCGCACCCCAACCAGACAGCATGGGAGAGGACGTCATGCGCGTGAACCATCCGGACCCGGACCTGACGGGGGTCGTCGTCGACGGGGTCCAGTACGACCGGGACCCCGTGTCGGGGGAGTACGACGTGCCCGACGCGGTGGGGATCGGCCTCCTCGCCCTGGGGTACACCCAGGTCCTGCCGTCCGAGGACGACCCGGCGCCCGTCGCGGTGAAGCGTCGCCGTCGCGTGGCCGCGGACGATGCCCCGGCCGGCGACTGAATCCCTGTCCCGTACGTCTTCCTGGGGAGGGCCCTAGTGGTCACGGCCGCCGTCGCACCGTTCGTTCCTACCTACGTGGTCCGGGACGCGTACGTGTCCGTGGACGACTACCTCGCCGCGCCGACGGGCACGGACACGACCCAGCTGGTTCCGGGGGGCACTCTCGCGGAGAACCGCGACGCGCTTGCCCAGGTCCTTGTTCGGGCGACGGCCGCGGTGAACACGTTCTGCCAGAAGGTTCTCGCGGCGACCTTGGACGTGCGGCAGGGTGCGTTCCGGGTCCAGGCGGGTGGCGTGGTCCGGGTGCCGCTGCCGAACACTCCCGTGATCGAAGTGCGGGGCGTGTCGTGCGGGGTGACGCCGGGGGCGTTGACGGCCGTGTCGGACCTGTCTCGGGTGGGGTGGTCGCCGACGGGGAAAGTGGTCGAAGTGCCGGTGCCGTACCCGGCGGGGTCGCGGGTCACGGTGCGCGTGGACTACGTGAACGGCTGGCACCATTCGACGATCACGGCGGATGTGGCGGCAGGTGCGACGTCGCTGACGGTGTCGGAGGAGTACGGGTTGTACCCGGGGCTGGTTCTCGCGGTCCACGACTCCGGTCGGGATGAGACTGTCGTGGTCGGCGCGGGGTACGTGCATGGTTCGACGACGGTGCCGTTGGCCGCCCCGCTGGGGTGGGCGCACGGCGCGGGGTGTGTGGTGACGGCCCTCCCGTCGGACATTCGGCAGGCCACGATCAGCATGGCCGCGTTCCTGATCAAACGGCGTGGTGGGGAGTCGGTAGTCCTTGACGCCCTGGACGACGTGCAGCGGAAGACGCTGGGGGAGCCGGGCGCGCAGACTGATCTTGAGACGGCGCACATGCTGCTCGCGAACTTCGTGAGGACGCTGTGAGCGCCGACGAGGTCGTGGACGCGGTCACGGCGTGGTTCCAGCCGCCGGCCGTGGAGGGGCTGAACCTGGTCCTGGACGCGGCGCCGTGGTTCGTGGACGGCGCGAACTTTCAGCTCGATTCGGAGCTGGGGTGGGGGGCCGTGGGGTTCGTCTGGGTGGACTCCCAGGAGGAGCAGCGCATTGCTCTGGGGGGCGCGCATGGTGGTCTGAAGTGGGTCAAGTTCCAGGTGTCTCTCGCCGTGATCTTTCAGATGGTCATCCCGCGTGACGCGGATCTTCAGGCGATTGCGACGGGGTACCGGCGGCCGTTGAACGCGGTCCTTGACGGGGTCGTGGACCGCCTCCGGCAGGACCGGACGTTGGGTGGGGCGCCGGGTGTGTTCCAGGCCGGTGAGGGGGACGGTACGGGCTCGGACGACATCATGATTGTCCGGGAGCTCCCCAAGCGTGACGTCGGGAAAGTGTGGAGCATGAACAACATCGAGTTCACCGTGACCCAGGTGGTGGCATCGTGACGGGCCGGCCCGGCCGGGCGCACCGGTACACGGTGACCGTGGGCCACGGCGTGATCCTCCCCGGGTTGCAAGGTGGCCCCGGGGTCCTCGTCGACGGGGTCCCGGTCCCGGACGGTGCCGCGGTGGCCGTTGAACCCGGGCAAGTCCTCACGGTCCCCGGGCCGTACACGCACCCGTCCCTGGGAGAGTCCCAGGGCGGGCCGACCGAGACGAAGGGGTGACCTAGGGTGGCGAACCCGATCATTTTCCCGGCAGGGACCGGATGGGTGGGGGCGGCTAAGGAGTCGTCCTGGGGGGTCGCGGCGGCGTCGCCGACGACGTGGTGGCCCGTGACGGAGCCGAAGCACTCCCCGAAGCTGTCGATGATGTCCGACCAGCACCTCCGCGGGAACATGGGGTCGGTCCAGGGACAGGTCGCCGGGGTCCGGTACGACGAGTTCACGTACTCCACGGGCCTGTTCATCGACAATGCCTTCTACGCGCACACGTCGCTGCTCGGCTACCCGGACACGGTGGTGGGCGCGTCGGACCCGTACACCCACAAGACCGCGATGCTGAACACGGGTGACGCCCAGGGCCCGTCGTACACCCTGTTCGCGTTCAACGGCGCGGAGGTGTGGAAGCTCGCCGGCGCGCGGTGCACGTCGCTGGACGTTGAGATCTCCACGGACGGGCTGGTGACGCTGACCCCGACGTGGTTCACGACCCTGGGCGTGACGGCGACGGGTCTCACGAACACCCCGTCGACGACCGCGCCGACGCCCGGCTGGAACACGACGGTGACGCTGGGCGGGTCGCTGACGAACGTGTATTCGTCGGTCAAGCTGAGCATGAAGCGGAACGACGCGGCGGCCCAGTGGTCGCTTCAGGGGACGCAGTCGCCGTACACCCTGTTCTCGGGTTCCCTGGAAGTGACGGGGACGCTGACGGGCGTGTACACGGGGTACACGGGTTCCCCGTCGGACCTCGCCGGGTACCTCGCGAACACGCAGCCGTCGCTGGTGGTGAAGAACTACCCGGCGGGTGACGCGGTCCACTACGCCCAGTGGCAGATGTCGAAGATCGGCTACCAGGATGGTGTGGAGGTGTCTGCCAGCAACGGGTTCGTGCAGGTTGAAGCGCCGTTCCAGGCGATCACGAACGCCACGGACGGTTTGGGTGGCACGCCGTCGCCGATCCTGTTCACGCTGCTGAACTCTGCGGCCTCTTCGTACTAGGTCCTGACCGTAGGATGATCGTGCCCGGCCGGTGTGCGGCACCCGGCCGGCCGGGCCGACACGGTTCCCGGGTGCCAGAACACGGAGTGCCCACGTGTCTGACTCCCCGCGAATCATCCCCCTGCCGAACGGGTACCGGGCCAAGCTTCGCGATCTTGACGACGTGTCGGAGCGTGCCGTCCGCCCCGTCAAGGAGGCCCTCATGGTGATCGGCGTCGACCGGTTCCAGGACGCCGTTGACGGGGCGTCGCTGACCCCCGACCAGGCCGAAGCCTTCTGGCGGTTGCAGGACCTGCTGATCATCGCGGTCCTTGAGTCGTGGTCCCTGGACCGGCCGATCCCGACGACCATCACGGAGGTCCAGGACCTTCCGAAGCCGGTGTACCGGGTCCTTGAGAAGAAGGTGGTGCCGTACGCCCTGCCGCTGCTCGGTGGGGACGACGACTTCACCCTTGCGGGGGCGGGTGACCCCGACTCCCCTACTGGGCCCTCCGCCGCCTGAAGGACTCCCTGGGGGCGGACGGGAAGATCGATACGTCCCGTCTTCCCCCGGTGATCCTTCCGTGGTTGGAGGAGTACGCGTACCGGCAGGCGTTCCCCGGGGTGACGCACGAAGCGTTCCTTGACGAACCAAGGGCCGCGGTGCGGTGGCTGATGGCCATTCACGGGGTGGTCCAGGAGCACGAAGCGCAGCAGCAGAAAGCGGCGTCGGCCTAGGGAAGGGGGTGGCGGCACGTGGGCGGGTCCAAGGTGAGTATCACGGTCGACTTCCGTGGTCTCTCGGAGTACCACGAGCGGTGGGCGAAGTTCGACCGGGCGTTGGACGGGGCGACGAAGCGTGTCGTCACCCGGGCCGGTATGGCGGCGTCGAAGGAATCGAAGAAGCTGATGCGGCGGGCCGGGGCGAAGGGGCGTGGGGGGCGTCACGTGGGTCCGGCGGGGTCGCCGGCGAACGTGCGGACGGGGACGTTGAAGCGGTCGGTGGGCTATTCGAAGCCGGTGCCGCGGGGTCGTCGTGCGTATGAGGTGCGGGTGGGGCCGCGGGTGAAGTACGGGCGGTGGGTGGAGAAGGGGCATCGGCAGCGGGGTGGGGGGTGGACGCCGGGGTATCCGTACATTGAGCCGGCGTTCACGAAGGTTGCGTTGGTCTACCGGAAGATCGCTAAGGAGCAGTGGGAGAAGGCTCTCGCGGTTCTGACGAATGAAGGGAAGTAGCCCATGGCCGGCGCCGCTATGCCCGAGGTCCTAGCCGTTTTCCGGGCGAAGGCGGACGTGGGGGCCGCTATCGCCAAAATGAAGCTAATGGGGCAGGAGTTCAAGAAGTCCGCGAAGGAAGCAACGAAGGGCTTCGACACCAACCTGAGCGACCTGTCCGACAAGGCCGACGCCCTGTCCGGGGTCCTGCGCAACGTCGGGCTCACGTCCCTCCGGTACATCGGCACCGGCGGCGCCCTAGTCATGGGCCTCCACTCCGTGGTCGCCGTGGCCGGCACAGCAATCGTCACGATGCGGAACCTCGCCGGGGCGGTGGCTGTGCTGCCCGCGGCGGCGGCCGGTGCGGCGTTCGCGATCGGGACGTTGAAGGTGGGCACGTACGGCCTGTCCGACGCGTTCGCGGCCCTGTCCGGCGACGCGAAGGAGTACGCCGACGCGACGAAGGGGCTAGCGCCGAACGCGAGGAAGTTCACCGACGCCATCCGGGGGTTGCGGCCCCAGTTGAAGTCCCTGAAGGACAGTGTGCAGAATGCCCTGTTCTACCAGTTCGGGGACATCGTGAAGGCTCTGGGGGCCCGGCTGCTCCCGACGCTGAAGCGGAACATGACGGGCACCGCCATGGCGTTGAACGTGATGGCGTCGGAGGCTGCCCGGGCGGTGCTGTCCGCGCGGGGTATCGCCACCCTGGACGCGATCGGCAAGGCGGTGTGGCTGTCCTTCGCGAACCTTGACCGGGCGATCGGCCCCGTCGTCGACGGCCTCCTCGCGGTGGCCCGGGTCGGCGCGGATGCCCTGCCGAAGATGGCGGACATCGTCGCGGACGTCGCGACGAACTGGGGCCGGTGGCTGACGAAGGCGGCCGACTCCGGTCAGGTGACCCGGTGGATTCATGACGCGTGGCAGGCCATGAAGGACCTGTACAGCATCACGAAGTCCGTGTCGACGATCCTGGGGACGGTGTTCGACTTCCTGTCCCAGGGGGCGACGCCGCTGGGGATCGTCGCGAAGGGCCTGAAGAGCATCGCCGACAACCTGTCCCGGAAGGACCTGGAAGACATCCTGGGGCCGATCCTGGACGGGGTCGCGTCCGGGGCGGGGCACCTGTCGGAGGCCGGCCCCGCGGTCAAGCAGATCCTGGAAGACCTGGGGCCGTTGCTCGGGACGATGGCCGACGCCGTGGGGAAGATGGGCAAGGGCGCCCTGGAGCAGATTGCGACGGACCTGGACGACTGGAAGGGGCCGTTGGGGGCGGTCGCTCAGTTCCTGGACGACCATGGGGAGCAGCTGGGGAAGTTGGCGGTCGACGTCCTTGAGCTGTCTCTCGCGATCAAGGCTGTGAGTCTGGCCCTCGCGTTGCTGGACGTCGCGTTGGACATGAACCCCATCGTCCTGGTGATCACGGTCATCCTGGCGTTGGGCCTCGCTTTCTACCAGGCGTGGCAGTCGTCCGAGACGTTCCGGAACAACGTTCGCGGCATCATGCTCATGGCGGCCATGTTCATGATTCAGCCGATTCAGAAGGCTATCGGCTGGTTCCAGACACTCATTGAGTGGTTCAAGAAGATCTGGGGGTTCGCCGGCATGATCCCGGGGCCCGTTGGTTCGGCGTTCCGGTCGACGTTCAGCACCGTGTCCACCTGGGTCGGGAAGATCAATGGCGTCCTCTCCAGCCTGAAGGGTGCCATTCAAGGAGTAATCGGGAAATTCACGGACATGCTGTCCTTCGAATCGAAGGCGAAGGGCGCGGCCCTGTCAATCGGAAAGTACGCGTCGTCCGCCGCGAAGGTCCCCTTCGGCCACGCCGACGGAACCACCTACTCCCCCGGCGGCGTCCGCCTCGTCGGCGAACGCGGCCCGGAGTTGGCGTTCCTCCCCCGCGGGACCGGCGTCGCCACTCACTCCCAGACGATGCGCCTCATGTCCGGTGTCGGTGCCCGCACCGGTGGTGGTGGCGGGGCGGGGCCGGCGACCGTCGACGTCCCCATCGTTCTCGCCCTGGACGGCGACGTCCTGTACCGGGGCGTGCAGCGGGTCGCCCTCCGGTACGGGGTCCGCAACGGCGCGTCCGGCCTGTCCTTCGCCTAACCCCACCCCATCGGAGAGAGGGCCCCGTCGTGGCTGACCTGTCGAACATGCCCCTGCTCATGGTCCGGGCAGACTTCGCCCACAACCCGAACACGCAGATCACGACCCGGACGTGGTCGTCCCTCGTGGGCCGGGCGGCGACGGCATCCCCAACGGGTGTGATCATGTCAACGACGATGGGCCGTCAGTACGAACTTGACCAGGTCGAAGCGGGGACGCTGACCGCGCCCCTGGACAACGTCGACGAAGCGCTGAACCCCGCGAACACGGCCTCCCCGTACGCGACGGGCGGGAACTCCCTGCTGCCCCTCCGCACGGTCCAAGTGGCCGCGTGCTGGCCGCTGACCGGCAACATGCTGAACCCGCTCACCGCGGCCGCGTGGGGCCTGTCAGCGGACACCGCGTCGTTCACGTCGACCGTCGGGGACTGGACGGCGGCGGGCGGCGCGGCCCTCACCCGGGTCACGACCCCCGTGCACGACGGGGTGGGCGCGGGGCGGGTCGCGTGGGGGGCGGGGTCCGGGCGGTCTATCTCCGCCCCCCTGCCGCCGCTGCGGACGGGGACGACGTACATGGCGTCGGTGTGGGTTCAGACGAACGTGCCCGTGCGGCTGGTCGTGGCCGGCGCGCCGGGGGCCTTGTCGGGCACGTCGGGGGCGTGGGAGCGACTCACGGCGGCGTTCATCCCCCTCGTCGACACGGACACGACGTCGTCGACGATCACCCTGTCCTGTCCGACGTCGGTGGGCGCGTCGGTCACGGTCCTTGACTCCGCCCAGCTTGAGCTAGGGGGGACGGCGTCGGCGTGGTCCGCGTCGGGGACCGTGGTCTACCCGATTCACACGGGGTACATCGAACGGTTCCCGGAGTCGTGGACCCACAACGGGTACCGGGGGTGGACGGCCCTCGCCACGACCGACGCCCTGGGGATCCTGCCGGCGGCGACGATGTCGGACGTGATGACGGAGGTCCTGGACGCGTCGGGGGCGACCGGCTACTGGCCTATGTGGGACGCGTCGGACTCGCGGTTGGCGGTGAACACGTGCCCGCGGAACGGTCAGCGGCTCACGTCGACGGCCCCGTACCAGCCGTACCAGCCGTTCCGGTTCGCGGAGTTGGGCGACATTAACCGGGCGGGTGACTTGCCGAAGTTCGGGTCGGTGCAGGGGCCGGGCCCGGACGGGTTCAACGCCGTGTCGCTGACCCCGCCGGCGGCCACCCCCACGTCGGCCTTCTGGTACATGGCGATGGAAGTCAACGCGATCGAACAGGTGTGGTACGACTGGGCGACCGAGACGAACAACGGCATCGCCTTCTCATTTTGGTTCCGGACCACGACGAACACGAAGTCCCTCATGTCGGCGATCGGCCCCGGGTACGCCGCGTGGGAGTGTGGCGTCGGGTCCACGGGCCGCGTGTACCTCCGCGAGACCGAGAACGGGACCACGTGGACGTACACCGTCACCGACACGGGTGCGTCGAACGACGGGGCGTGGCACCACGTGGTGTGCGTGGAGTCCGGTGACGGGGTGAACACGGTCACCGCGTCGCTGTATGTCGATGGGACCCTGTCGGGGACGGCGACCCGGACCGGGTTCGCCCACGGGTTCTGGGGCCTCGCCCTCGTCCTGGGGACCCGGTGGCGGCCCGGCTACGAATCGGTGACCGCGGACTACGCGTGGGTCGCTATCTACTCCGCGTCGCCCACGCCGGACGCGGTCCTCGCCCAGTACCGGGCCGGGCTGGACGGGTTCGCGGGTGACACGACGGGCGTGCGGTGCGGGCGGATCCTGGACTGGTACGGGTGGCAGGGGCCCCGCGCCCTGGACGCGGGGGCCACGACGATGGGCCCCGCGAAGGGTCTTGCGGGGACGTCGGTCCTTGCGGCGCTGCAAGAGTGCTCGGCCACGGAGCAGGGCGCGGTGTGGTCGGACGGGACGGGCGCCATCCGGTTCCAGGGGCGGGACGCGCTGTACGTGCAGACGTCGCCGCGGGTCACGTTCGGGGAGCAGGAAGTGCCGTACCAGGGGGATGTCGCACTGTCCCTGGACCGGCAGCGGATCGCGAACACGGTGACGGTGACCCCGCGGACGGGGGACGCGGTGACCCTGTCGTCGGCGACGTCGGTGGCCCAGTACTTCACGCAGACGAAGCAGGTGTCGACGAACCACAACCTCGCCACGGACGTCACGGGCATGGCGCAGAACCTGTTGAACCGGTATCAGCAGCCGGCGCTACGGGCGGAGGAAGTCACGGTCGTCCCGTCGACGGATCCGACCCTGTTCCCCGCGGTCCTCGGCCTAGCCCTGGGCGACCGGGCCCGGGTGGTTCGGCGAACGTCGGCGGGGACCACGGTCACCCTGGACGGGTACGTGCAACGCGTGTCTCACAAGATTGGCCCGGCGTCGTGGTCAACCCAGGTGCAGGTGTCCCCCGGATACCCGTACGCCCCGTGGGTGATGGGAAGCGCGACGTACGGTGTTCTCGGGACCACCACGCGGGTGGTCTACTGACGGAGAGGGGGGGCCGTGGCCACGGTTCCTGCGTTCGCTGACGGGACGGTCGTCCACCAGGCTGATCTTGCTTTCTGCCTGTCGGGGCGGCCGTTCGCCCAGATTGTGCAGGGCACGGCGCAGTCCATCCCGAACACGACGTACACGGACGTCACGTTCGACGCGGAGTCCGTCGACCGGGATTCGATGCACGACACGTCGTCACTCACGGCCCGGCTGATCCTGGGCAAGACCCTGGGCTACTGGTGGGTGTCGTACAACATCGTGTTCTCACCGAACGCGACGGGCATCCGCCGGGCCTGTCTCGCGTCGAACGGGGTCGCTATCGCCGGCGCCCAGGTTGGTGCCATGTCGTCGGGGTCGGGTGAGCCGTTCGCCCTGTCCTCCACGTACATCTACCAGTCCACGACGTCCACGGACTACGTCACGGTCCAGGCCTACCAGTCCTCCGGTGCCGCGCTGAATACCCAGGTGGGGCTCACGTACCGGTCGACGCTGTCCGCGTTTTACCTGGGCACTCCGTGACCGCTCACGACCCCCATGCCCTGGTAGGTTCCCTATCCGTGGGGTGTGAATCTACTCGGGAGGTGTGGCCCCGATGATGCTGACGACCCTCGCGGACATAGTCCGCGGGGCAGGGCTGACCGTCGTGGAAGTCGACGGGTGGAAGACACGGGGGCACGGCGCCCTCGTCGACGTGAAGACCGTCGTGTGCCATCACACGGCGACCCCGGCCACGGCGAGGGGCGACTACCCGTCCCTCGCCGTGGTCCGGGACGGCCGATCGGACCTCGCCGGCCCGTTGTGCAACCTGGGCCTGTCCCGGACGGGGGTCGTGTACGTCGTCGCCGCCGGGGTCGCGTACCACGCGGGCGTCGTCCTGGACCCGTCGTACGGGAACACGCATTCGATCGGCATCGAAGCGGAGAACCCGGGCGACGGGTCGCCGTGGCCGGCGGCCCAGGTGGACGCGTACGCGCGGCTGTGCGCGGCGCTCGTGAAGGGGTACGGGCTGACCGTGGCCCGGGTCCTGGGGCACAAGGAAGTGTGTTCCCCGAAGGGCCGCAAGGACGACCCCGATTTCGACATGGTCGCGTTCCGTGCGGCCGTGACCCGCTACGTGAACGGAGCACTCACCGTGGCACTCACCGCTGACGACGTGAAGTCCGTGTGGACGTCGCAGGACCTGAATCCGATGGCCGGTGGCACGTCGCCGTCGGACAACCCGGCGGAGGCCCTGCTGCACATCCTGTCGAGGATGGCGACCCTTCAGGCGGCCGTGGACGCGCTGACGGCCCGCCCGGCCGTCTCCCTGTCTGACGCCCAGGTGCAGGCCCTCGCAACCCAGATTGCGGCGGAGGTGGGCAAGGGTGGTGGAGGACTCTCGGCCGACGACGTGGCCCGCGCCGTGGCGTCGGTTCTCACCCGTGGTACCACCGCAGTCGGCTAGGGCCGTGCCGGCCGACACGCGGGCCACGGACGACACGGAGAATCGCCTAGCCCGTATTGACGCGACGCTTGCCGTGACGCTGCCCCAGGTCACGGCACAGCAGGACCGGCAGCAGGAGCAGTTGGACGACATCGGGGAGAAGGTCCACGCGCTCACGGTCGACGTCGCCCGGATCGCGACGATCATCGAACAGAAGAAAGAGTGGACGGGCGCCGTGTTCGGTGGCGTGGTCGGCCTCGTAGGGGTCGCTGCGGCCGTCGTCCAGGCCCTGGGATCATGAGCCCGTCCGACCGACGAACAGGAGCACGACACCATGACCCGTTTCCACGTCCCCGCTGGGGTCGCCGCCATCCTCGGTGCGATCGCCACCGTCCTCGCCCTCGTGGAGCCCACCCTGTCCAGCCCGTGGCGTGAGATCGCCGGGGCGGCTATCGCGGTCGCCACGTGGGCCGGCGCGTACGTCGCGAACCAGACGGTGAAGACGGCCCTCGCCACCCCTCCCGGCGTGGCCGTCGCGGGCGGCGCGCCCGTGGCGGGCCCCGCCATCACCGGTGAGGCTCCCGACGTGAAGTGACGTCGGGGTAAGGCGAAGGGGGCCCGGCCGGGGAGATACGGCGGGGCCCCCTTCGTCGTCCAGGGCGGGGGGTTAGGTGCGTGTCATGGCCGTGGTGAGCCCGTCCTGGGCCGTGGCCTTTTCGGCGAGGGTCCGTTCCTTGACGTCGTCGACGGACCCGGGGGTGACGTACTCCAGGACGTGGACGTGTCGTGTCTGGCCGGGCCGGTGGAGTCGCCGCCGTGCTTGGGCGTTGCGGGCGGGGACCCACGACTTCTCCACGAAGATCGCGGTTGTTCCGGCGGTGAACGTGTGCCCTTCACCGAGCATGTCCAGGCTCCCCGCGAGGACGTCTAGGCGGCCGTCGCGGAAGGCGCGGATGGCGTCGCCGGCCTGTCGGGTGGGGGTGCGGCCGGTGACGGCGGCGGCGGTGAGGCCCTGGGCGGTGGCCACGGCGGCGCACGCGTCGACGACGTTCGTGTGGTGGGCGAGGACGAGGATCGGGCCGGTGTGGGCGTAGTCGGACAGGTCCGCGGCGAGCCGGTCGAACTTCCCGCCGGTGGGGGTGCCGGTGGGGGACAGGAGCCACGGGGACACGGCGATCATCGCGAGGATGTGGTTCCGGCCGCCCACCGTCCAGTCGCCGCGGAACCCGATCCCCTCGATCTCCGCCCAGAAGTCGCGGTGCATGTCCCGGTAGGCGCGGTGGGTGGCCGTGGCCATCGGGGTGCGGATCGTGGTGACGGTCAGCGGGGGAAGGTCCAGGCAGTCGGCGGCGGTGCGGCGCAGGACGCGGCCGCCCAGGTTCGCGGCGGTGAACGCGGCCCAGTGGGGGCATGTGGCGGGTGGGCAGTCGGGGGTGCAGCCGTGGAGTCGGCCGGTCAGCTTCGACGTCTGGTGGGCGAAGTGGTTGTACTCGGTGGCGAACCATTGGTTGGCCCACCGCCAGTAGGCGCCGTAGGCCTGTCCGGGGCGGTCCTGGCCGTGGAGTAGTTGGAGGGTGGTGAAGATTTCCGGGCCCCAGTTCGGGACGGGGGTGCCGGTGGCGAGGAACACGCGGGGGGTGGTGCGGGCGAGGCCGCGGAGGACCTGGGTCCAGGACGTGGTGCGGCCTTTCACGTAGTGGGATTCGTCCAGGATGATCGTGTCCCAGGGGCCGGCGTATTCGTCGCGGACCCGGGTGGTGATCTTCCGGCCGTCGCGGGCGGGGAGGGTGGTGTACGGGACGCTGGTGAACCGTTCGGGGGTGTCGGCCCACCGGGTGATCTCCGTGTCCCAGGTTCCGCCGGCGAGGACCAGCCCGGGGGCCACGACCAGGGTCCGCCCGGACGATGCTTCGATGAGTTGCCGGGTCTTGCCGAGGCCGGGTTCGTCCGCGAGAAGGCCCCGCCCCACTTCCCGGAGCCACCGGGTGCCGGTGGTCTGGTGGTGGAACGGGGCCGGTCGCGTGGCGCGGGGTGCGTCCACGGGTGGGGTCATCCTTCCCGAGTGGTCGGGGTGTCGGCGGCGGCCTGCTGGGCCGAGTGGCGGACGAACGGCAGGACATCGCGGAGCGCCCGGCGGCGGCCCCGGAGGGACAGCAGAGCGGCGTAGTCGAGGTCGGCCTTCTCGGGGGTGAACGGGGCGCCGGCGCGGTCG